ATTTTCTAGGCTTTTCTTTGCTAAGTCATATGCGTCTGTAAGTTCCGCATATGTTCTATACTGCTGTGCGTCTTGTTGTGCCTCCCATTGCCATTTTTGAATACCAGGACTTCTAGGGCTTGGAGACATGTAACTAACTGCAACCTTCTCCTTGTAGTCTAATGCTATCGTTACCTGGTCCATAGCGACCTTATCAGACACACCTCTTTGTTCAGGAGTAAGGTCAGTTGTATACGACTGGTTCTCAAACTTTTGAATAAGTATAGGGTTGACAGCTTTTGTTGTGGTACCCTCGATACCCAACTCATCCTTAGCATACTCCTCCCCAAACTTACTGTACGCCTCATTAATAAACTTGTTATCAAAAGATCCTGACGGGTCTAGGTCATTGTCCTGTGCGTACTGAGCGTAGTTATTATTAACCCACTGTCTAAATGCATCTCCCTCCGACTTATCTTTAAGGGCAGGAACATCAAACGTGGTAGTGCCCTTATCCTTGTTATCCTCTTCCCATTTCTTATGCTCATCCTCAGTACCTGGTTTAAAATTCTCACCATTAGAATTTACTTGGTTAGTCTGAGTTATTAACGTAGCAGCATCTTCACCAACCTGCAGCTCACTTGCCTTAAGTCTTAAGTATTTTTTTCCTTCTTTAGACTCAAAGAACTGTGTCTCTAACCTACTCATCTCTACAGTGCTTATTGTTCCCTTACGTCCTTGTTGACCAGTGCTCGCTAGAACAATGTCCCCAAGGTTTTCTTTTATAGCTTTTATTTTTTTTTCTATGTCAATACTGTCAGTCTTCTGTTTCATTAACAGTGTCATCTGCTGTAGGCTCATGCTTCCCCCTGGCACTGGATCCCCTGCTTTTGGGTTCTTAACTTTATTACCAGACTCATCTGTTATAAAAGGTGGCTCAACTCTAAGAAACGAGAGTGCACCTGTCTCTGGGTTTGTTTGTATCTGAGCGTTTTCTAGTCTACCAAAGCTTTCAAGAAGTGTAGTCCTCCACTGCTCAGTGGCTGCGTTCGTTCCATCCTTAGTACGAAGGGTAACCTCCTTGAATAACGTGTCGTAAGCAAGTGCATTCTTTTTAAGTAGAGTAAAACCTGAGCTTACATTATGTTCAAACATATTCATGTCAGAAGGCTTAACAAGTCCACGAGTCATAAGGTCCCTATAGTTTGTCATTTTTTCTGCTGCGTCCGCACCAGCATTCATCACTAACTGTTGGGTAGTGGGACTGTCGTATTCACCTAAATCGTTTAACGCCTCCTGCTGTTCTTGGTATGACTTAAGTAAATCATCCTTACGTGTCTGTCTATCGTCACGTATGGTTTCAAATTTTTCAGTAATGTCTTTAGCCGCCTGAGACCAATCTACCTGTGACTCAGGGTTTGCTCTCTCGTAAACATCAAAGTCTATTTGTTTTTTAGAAAATTGATTTGCCATTATTAATGTAGTTTATAAATATTGAAAAGGTGTTACCCCAGTCATGTTTACTTCGTTTTAACATACTTCACCCCCTTGTACTCGAATGTATCTTCAAAATCATTAGTTTCAGGGTTAAAAATATATCCCTTAGCATTTTCTTGATCCATTAATTGTTTGTATCTTTTTTTATCAAAATTATCCTTTGAAAAAATATCAAACATCTCTCCTCTACTCTTACCCTTAAGTCCTTCAACATCACCAAACTTATCTATTAAGTTTGATGCCCTTCTATCTCCCGCATTCTTACCATACAGTGGTACTAAGTTTGCAGCTGAACCTAGGGCCTGAGTAACGCCCGACACACCTTGCTCAATAGATTTTGCACGAGCTGCCTCAGCGTCTCTCATTCTTTGATTCTGTTCCCTTGCAGCTGCAGTATCCAATGCTAAAAGCTGTTGGTTTATAGCGTCCTTAGAGTCAGCCTTAGTTCTTTCTAGGGTTGATATTTCTTCACCCATTTTAATACGTGTAGCCTCTGCGTTTGCACCGCCTATTGCACCTATCTTACCTACGCCTGCTGCTAATCCTCTTACGTCACCCTCTTGTAAAGCCTCAGTTTGTTGTTGTGCTACAGCTAAATTGTTTTCAAACTCTGCCTCGTATGCATCCATAGGTATTGTCAGCCCCTCGTACATATCCTTCTCAGCCTTTCTTCTAGCATCCGCCATGAATTTTGCAGCCGCCTTGTCAGCCTCTGAGGCTAACTCTTTTTGCTTCTTTGCATTATTAAATGCTACTGCTGCACTTATTGCCCCTCCTGCTATACCTACTACTGCTGATGTTACTGCTGCCATATTATATAATTTTTATCATTTCATGTGTGTAAGAACTGCCCTCAACAAAACCTACTTTTTTGTATGTGTTTATTAGTGGCTGGTTCTTGATTAATGCATAGATATACTTCTTACCTAACAAGGCTGCCTCGTTGCTTATCTTACTGATTAACATCTCCAAGGCATACTTTCTTCTCTGCCTGTCCCTGTAGTTTATGTTAGATATTATCCAGTCACACCATACAGCCTTTGAGTTTGTGTCATACATAAATCCTGCACACACAGGTATATCTCCATCGTAAACTATAAAACCACCCTTACCATTGTCAGGTAAAAAGTCTCTAGACGGAGGTGTCCACCTCCAATCTGTCCACCAACCACACAGTATATTGTCGTAGTCTGATTCCTTTAGTGGTATAATGTTTAAACTCATTACCACAAAGATAATAAAATCTATGGAAAACTTTGCATGACACTTCCTCCAACCGCAAACAATTCAACAGCCGCAGTATTAGTGTTCTTCAATGTAAAGTTTAAGTAGTAGCCACGAGCACCATGTGACTCTGCTACAGCGTTCTTTATAAAGAATATAAAGTCCGATGCAGATGGAACTAACCCTGGGAATGGGATAGTGGTGTCAGGGTTAACTGCAGGGTAGGGTCCTATAGTGTCTATTGTAATAGAGGAGGGTGTTACCACACCTGCCACTGACGTAGTACTTTGATTCACCACGTTTGTAACCACACCTGCAAACTCTACAGTAGGTGTAGGTGCAGTAGTACTCTGCCAATATATCCTATCTCCAACACTTATTATACTATCTATGTTTACACTGAATGTAACAACGACTGCGTTTGTAGGACCAATTACTGTTACTGCGTTTCCAATACCATTCGCTGATCTTTGTTTAAAGTTTATGTTTCCATCATTTTCTCTTAGGAATGTAAACCACTCTCCCTCCTTTTGTTGAAAGTATGTGGACAGCATAGAGCCTGTACCTAGGTCTGAAAATAAAGATGTGCACTCCCACCTGTCATCACTCTCGTAAGACATTGTCTTAAAAAGTTTTATAGCCATTGGTTGAGTATTAAACACTGATGTTATAGTAGAGTTATACTGTACATCGTAGTAGTTGTTACGTAATGAATTCGTATTATGTCGGTACAAGTTACCCCCGTTCCACGTATAGAAAAACCCATTCATACCCGTCATGTAGTCAGGAAGATATGAGTAAAACGAAGGCCACCCTTTAGCTTTTTCACTGTACGTTACTGTATATTCTTTATTTCTATCTGACATTTTTTTTATATTAAGGTGTGCATGCAACTAGGTTAGTTACTACACCATCCGATGATACCGTCATTATTTGGTCTATTCCACTTGTAAATACGTAGTATACTCCAGCAGCTAAAGGGTTAACGCCATTGACATCTGTAAACACAAAATCATTAATTTGAATTAAACTTGAATATCCTGAATCCGTAAATGAAGACGCTGAATATACTGTTGTAGTATATAGTGCACACCTAGTTACTCCTAATGGAGAAGATAAAAGTGGCTGAGGGCAGTTAGTTCCCACAATCCAATTTGAAGAATCACATATAGTTTCTATTGTTATGGAAACTATGCTTGGTGTAGCATTTGGTTTTGGTATAACCATAGTATATTCATTTGGAATACCTGGAACTAAATTTACATCGCTTGGATTATAAGGCCCTAGATTTACTTGTACAGGTAGTGTAGGAGATACAAATGATTGAGTTGAAAAATCAAAAGAAAACGAAAGCCCAGAAATAATTTGACTATTACTTCCATTATTATTACTCACCGTATTACCGTCACATGTAACACTACCCCCATTTGTAATAGGCAAGTCGTACTCTCCTATTATTCCTTGAGCGTATCCCCAAGTGCTGCTACTATACTCAGAAGAAGTCAGTCCATCGTAGGACCAAATTAGTCTAGAAGGGTTTACCTGTGGGTTCATTTTTATTATTACCGCACCTGTGTTAGTTCCTACATCTACATTAAATTGATAAGTACCCCTTCCTAAACCTCCTCCTGTTATGGTATTGTTTTTAGGGTTACCACAAGGGATATTACAAGGTGTACATGACTGTGGTGCCAATAAGTTTCCGTTCAGCATTTGCCTTACAGTCCCCCCGAATGAATAGAACCCGTCAGGAGCAACTGAGGTAAGAGCTGAGTCTGTAAATATTTGAGAAGCCGAACCAAATGTTAATCCCTCCCAAAAAATTGTTTGCTGATTATTACAAGCCATATTTTATTTATTATTTAACATGTTCCTGATGATATTACTACACCTGAATTATTAATTTCAATATAAGTTTTAGGTAGTATAGAAGGCGATACTGCACTTACTATATAGAACCCACCTGTTCGTACAGGCAAACTACAGTTATCAGTATTGTAAACAATATCCCCAATAGTTGGTATAGATCCATTACCAAGGAATGAAACATTATTACTTCCTACCTGAGGTGAGTCTACATCTGTAGTACAGGCTTGGTCTATAGACTCTGTATTTGGACCTATAAATATATTCTTACATATACCTGTGCACGTGCAGCAAACTTCTTCTATATTAGATGGGGCTGTACAAAAACATACCTCCTGTTTTGTTATCTGAGTAAAGTCCCATATCAGGTATAGGTACAGGTTAGCGTCAGGCATACTAAAGTTAGTAGCTGTTGCTTGATTTACTCCCGTAGAAGGATTACTTACAGGTGCTATTATAGAACTCGCTGCTATTAAAGAATTTACCTCTGCTGTATTATTATTATACAGTGTATTAGATGATAGTATTCTAAACGTATGATACGTAGGATTAAAATCAAAAGTATCACTACCGTATTTTTCTGTTCTAAGCGTTATGTCTGTCCCTGAATAAGGGAAAACTCCCACAGATCTGACTCCTATATTTTCTTCATACGCTGAAGGCTGAAGAAGTACTAAGTTGGCAGAAGAAAACCCTGTGGATGGGCTTGTTGTATTTCCGTTTGTCCAACTGTAGTTTGTGTGTATAGACTGTGTTACATAGTTTGGACTATTTCTTACTACCTGAATTACCCTTACCTCTTTTTCTTCAGGACAATTTACATTTATAGTATAGCTTGAAGGTTCGCTAGGTGTAATTAATATAGAGCATGAAGTTGGAGTATTTAAAGTTTTTTGAAAACTTAAGGTTCCTGCCGTATTAGCTGTAACCGATGAAACGTTTCCGTTCCATGTAACAGTTATATCTACAGAGCCTAACGTTACACCGTATACTACATCTACCTGACCAATAACATTTCCTAAGTCTACATCATAACTTATAATCTGAGAAGACCTGTCATGTTGTCCTTGCTGACCACAAGGTACAAGGTTTAAAGGCACAGGCACCTTTATCAAGTTAGTACCTAAAACATATTCATCCATGTAAGGATCATACGCCCCTAATTTCTGTGTTGTAAGCTGCGTGTTAAAAGAATCTCTAAACCATGAGTTCATACCAAACGTTGATACAACCTGTAGTTGGTCCGACTTTAAGCTTCCACCTCTAAGGTTTATAACAGCACCACGCTTAGTGTCTGTAAAGAACATATCAGAACCCCAAGCCACAAAGCTCTCTGGGTTAAAACTAATACCATACTCCTCAATTCTAGCAATCTGCTTTCCTAATACTTGTGGTGTAGAAACAATAGCACCACCGCCAACGGCATCACTAATAATATCTTTGTCCACCATGATATATGTTATCCTATCCTCCTGTAATGTTAAGACATCTGTACGCCTAGCGTGCATTAATTGTATAGGACCAAAAATTGTCTCATAGTCTCTATAGTTAACTAAACCTAAATTAAATTCATTTAGGTTATTAATGTTAGCGTTCTCTCTAAACACACCGCTATATGTTACACTTGCAAACCTATCTGCCTCCTTAAAGTCTTGGTTAGATACAGCCATTGTTCTCTCCCCTAAATTAAAGGGTTTACCTGCAGGGCTGTCATATATCTTGTAGCTTTCTACACCATTAGAAAAGGTGTAACAGTTTTGAGCGTCTAACGTTGTAACTAAAGCTGCCGTTGATGACTGGTCTTGGTCTCCATCAGGCAGATTATAAACCTCATCTAGTGGGTTGAAATTTCTTTTAGCTTTATGAAACGCTTGAGTACCAGGTAATTCAGGTTCTATTTCTAATAAATCTGAGGCATCATAAAATAAGTTAGGGTCTGCCTCTTGAGGTTTTGTTTCAAAAACAAATGCCCCCGTAACTCTTCTAACCTCTATTGTTAAAGATGCGTGAGGAGTAAACTTTCCTGTATCTCCAAAATTAAACTCTACACAGTCACCAATACCAGCACCTAAGGCCATAAATAAACCACCAGTAGAGTTAGTACTTATCTGTAAAGAAACCTGAAGACTAGGTGTGGGAGGTATATTTAAAGTACTACTACTCCAAGGAGATGGAGCTATAGTTAAGGCCTGTAAATCTGCAGTCGTAGGAATTTGGGTTGTTATTAAATCAGGATTAAAAACAAGAGCTAATCCATCATTTTCTGATACCCCAATTGTATCCTCGTTATCGTATGGGGTATATATTTTTGACTCTAAGTCATCACCTATTGCCCATGCGTGAAAATTAGCATAGTCTGCTGAAGAGCCAAATGTTCTAGAGTACGTAAGTCTTCGTCTACACTTGTTACCACCCCTCCAAACAGATATCTTAATTGTTATAGATGATCCTGCAGGTATAGTGTAAGGAACGTTATTAATGTCATTTAATGGGTAAGAATTTAAACCCCCATAAACTGTAGTATTATTACCAAAAATACTATTTAAATTTGTCATGCTTATTCCATAACTGTAACCAGCATACTGACCAAGCCATGTAACTAAAGCATTACCATCTTCTATATATCTAATCTCTGAATTAGTTCCATAAAAGTAGTATGCATCGTCAGGAACATTAGCCACCCAACCATCAGGTCTTAGTTTCATATACAAACCAGCTAAAGATTTATCTGTTATTCCTTTACCTGAAAACGCTTGTATATCTAACACTACAGAGGTAGGTTGATTTAATGCGGGTCCATCACTATCTTGCTTAACTGTAAGTTCATCTCCTATCTGTAGTATGTTACTGTTTTGTCCCTCTAACTTAAACCATACTTGACTAGGGTCATTAGTTAAAATAGGTAGCCCTGAAGTTTCTGTAGCTGAACCGTTAGGTCTAAAAAATGTGTTACAATATATAGTTTCGTATGTACCCTGACTTGGCTTCACTACAAACTTATACTTCTTTGCCCAATAGGGAGGTATGTTAGATAGGGTAACCTGTATTTGGTTTCTATTTACCGATGTTGCTGCACCAAAAAACAATGTGTTATTAGCACTTGTAAGCACAGTAGAGGCTCTGCCGTACTCATCCATATACACCACGCCTACCTCATAGTCTCTATTAGAGTGTAAGCTCCCTGAGTATGGTTGAAGCGTAAAGAACGCTGTGCAGTTAAAAGCTATAAAATTATAATATCTAAACGCTGTTGCCGTTTCATTACTTGCTGTACCGTCTGCAAAAAAGTATTGTGTCGCAGGGACCTGTAAAGTAAATGTACTTGCACCAGGAGTATGGTTATATTCAAAACCATCAGGTAGACAAAATGGTGTGGTAGCATTTGCGGGTGTAATTTCATAAGACGTACCACTTTCTTGTAGCGTTGTTATTCCACCGTTCAAGTCAGTTATCGCAATAGTATTGTTACCTCCTGCACCTGGTATAGCAATTATTGTAGCTTGATCTCCTGTTGTCGTGTCTGTAACAATGTCACCAACACTTATACCTGTAAGAGTACTAAAGTCAAACGAAGTGTTTGTTAACTCACCTGTACTAGCCCCGTCAGTAGTACCAAAATTTAATACAGTTGTGCCACATACGGTTGGGAATGGGTTTGTATCCATACTAGCCGTTGAGCATTCGTTGTTAACACTACCGTAAACTAATCGCAACTCTGAACCAGCCATTGGGCTTTCTGCAGCTAAATAAAATTTATCACTCAACGTACCTCCCGCCCCACTATTATCACAAGGGTATAGTCCTTGAGGTGCAGAATTTGGGGCACCATTTTGAACCAAACTCTGTCCAAACCTATTTATAAATGATGAGTCACTTAGTAATTCATCTACAGTATTATATGGTTGTTGACAAGTAAAAGATATAGATATATCAAAGGGTGATGGTGACTGAAGTGAGGTATTACTACACTGAGAATTTGTACCTGGTGATGTACAATCTGGACTAATAATCTGTTCTATTTGAAAATTAAAATTTATAGTAGTTCCTGGTGTTATGTTTGTAGATCCAGTAGGTATAAGTCCACTTAAATCCCAATTTAATACAGAACCATTTACTGATTTGTTTAAATTTACAGGGTCTATATTATAAGTCCCTGTAGATATTGTAGGGTTCTGCGGGCTTAAGTTTCCTAGGTCCACACCACCTATCTCCCTGCTGATTCCTTTTAATCTATAGTCTATAAAAATATCTGTACCACCCTCGGTGCTAGTTATATCATATCCGTCAACATAGTTTCCGTACATGAGACGGTTTCCTTGAATAGTTTGAGCCTTAGCCAGCCTAGGTACATTATCATAAAGTCTTAGCAGTTCATCAGAGCCAAGAGTTGTGTATATCTCGCTGTTAGAAAACTGAGTAGTTTGAAAGTTATTATCACCCCAACCATATTGATCTTTAACATATCTTTTAATTACATATATAACATTAGACGTAGACTGCTTATATAGAAGGTCTATTTCTTTTACACGACTACTTCCTGTAGAGAAAGTAATATTACATGCGTTATACAAGTTCTGCATACCCTCGTTCCAATAGTTTTGTAAACTTAATTGAAATGATAGAGGCTGAAAAGCAGGGGTTGAAAATAAAGACGTTGCACTATACTCACCGTCTTCGTATCTATACCTGTAAGCAAACGATAAGAACCTAGTGTCCATATAATTTTCTTCACCAGGTATACTTAAAAATTCTATATGAGGTGTCCCAAGAGGGGCTACTGTATCGTAGTCCTCAAAACCTGGAGGCTTAACAATTACACCGATATCCTCCTCCTCAATTTGGTCATTAATACTAATGGGTTGTGCATAATTTCTTTTTACATTTATTAACCTTGGAGGGTTTAAGTCATCGGTAAAAAATAATAAGTCCTCAATTTTTGATACCCCTGTAATTAAGTTTGAGAAACTAAAGTTAAGTAAAGAAACGGTAACTACATGATATGTAAGTGTATTGGTATTGGTATTAAAAGAAACAATCATATCCACTACACCAGTCAAAGAGATTGTGTTTCCCTCATTATGAACAAACCAATATATTGTCTCATTGATACCATCCTCAAAACAACCTATAGTTCTAACCTCTCCTGTTAAAGGCTCACCTGCGTACTCTAGCTGAGTCAACTTAGAGTTACCCTTAGAGTTTTCTACCGCACCTATCTCTGTACCCTCTGTTGAACCAAGCCTAACATTAAGTGCATCTATATATTGTCCAGGTGGAACTAAGCGTTCATCAACGCTCTTGTTCATCTTACCTGCTATAAAGTCTGTTCTTGTTTGAGCCATACTATTTAATTAATTTGTTTTGCCCCCTCATGTTTTGTAGCAGTCTGCCAGGGTGAATGTTACTTAACCTTAGTTTTGCATTACGAAGAAGTGATGACTTGTCTTTTCTTGCCCTGTTTATAATATACTCTTGAACACCGAAACGCCCGTTCAATATAGAGTATTTTATGTAAGCATATATAAATGCCTCGAATAACTTATTAACACTTACGCTAGAATCATCACCTGACTCTAAGCCATCAGACACATACTCTAGTACCACAAGTTTTCCTGACATACCTGACGTAAAGTTAATTACACCACCCTTCTTGTTAATACTGAAGGTAGGGTTAACGTTCGCTGTCTCTGTATTTAAACCAAACCTAGCACCTATGTTATAATCAAAATACCAGTTACCATCTATGTTGTAACCCTCTTGACCGTTATATGGTCCATCTCCTAGATACATATTTTTTTGCTGACCATCTAACCTCTGTCTGTCAAAGAATGAGTTGTCAGGCTTTAATACGTTTCCGTCTATATCAAATAATATCTGACAGTCATTATCCTGAAGGTATGCCCCACTCCAATTTGTTTGAATATTCTCAGTCATAGGGAACAACATACCGTTCTCCTCCTTAGATATCCTAACCCAATTTACATAGTCTTGAGGTAAAACAAAACGTAGCTGGTCACATACCTGAAGCTCTAGTATCTTTATCTCCTTCATTGCATCGTAGTTCAACTCCTGTATCCCTCTCTTTGCGTGAAATAAAACTTGGTATCTGTTTATATTATTTATAAGTTCATTGTTCCCTTGATGCATTAGCATAAAGTTGTTTACAATATCCTCTAAGGTAACGTACTGATACGAACCCCAATTAGCGTCTGTTGGAACGGTCTGTCCGTTCTCGTAGTATTGATAGTCTGTAATATATGCCATGTCTAACTTGTTTCTTGTGTGTCACTATTCTCTTCAGCCTTTCCGAAATTATATACGTCAGCTTCTCTAATCTCTATACCAACGTACTGACATATCTTTGCAATAAGCGTAGGCTCATCAGAGTTAGGCAACTCAAACTCTTGAAAGTCAGGCTGTGTTGCATTAAAGATTGGCTCACCTACACCAACATCTATAAATGTCCACTTAGGAGCAAAGGGGTATCTTATATACTGTGATCTTATTGCACCTGCGTTTGTTATTGTTGTAGGGTATACTGTGATAGTGTTACCGTCTAACACATATGCAGGATATGTCTTTGTAGGTGCCGTTAACATTGAGTTCGTTAGTAAAAATATTTTACTTTGGTTAACCCTTTCTACCTCCCTAATCTTAGTGTCTGAATAAATTACATACTGGTCACCTATAGAGAATATTGCGGAACTAATGGATATTGTACCTGTGTTAGGCGCATCCACTCTTGTTATATACGCCTCCTGTAGTGTGGTTGTGTTTACTATAATACTACCTATTGGTGGAGTTGTATTTGAGTTTGGAATGTTTGTCCATACAGCAGCCTTAGAAAAGTCTGTAACAGTATTACTTGCAGCAGTACCAGTTATACTCCCTGTAAATAAAGGTGTCGAGTAATAAAATAATTTATTAATAAGGTAGTAGTCACTTGGTAGTGAGAACGTATTAGCATTAACTTGTGATAAAAAAACCTGTGTAGAAAAACTATCTATTACCTCAACCAATCCCTTCTCTATATCCGCATACCCTGTACCTGATTGACGGGCGTTCTGTCTCTGTATCCAGTTATTATATGAGTAGAAGTAGTCCTCAAACATATCCATCTGGGCCTGCTGTGCATATAAGTTAAAATCTTGTGGTGATATATATCCGTAGTTATTTTTATTTGCTATCGCTAATACAGTATTTCTTACTTCATTTATTGATGCCGCCATATTATATAAACATTTGCTACAAAGATAACAAAAAAAAAGAGGCCTACTTTTTTAGTAGACCTCTAGTTCTTCAGTGTGACACTAAGTTAGTTAAGCATTTAAAATACTTGTCACAGCCTTAGGTAAGGCAAGAGAATACATTGGTCTTGTCCAGCTTGTAGATAACGCTTCCGCAGCAGCATCTAGTATAGATGTATAGACATCATGAGCAACCTGGTCTGCAGTTGTTACCGTAGTAGCAGTTCCATCCACGTACTTAACTACAACCGTAGTTGAAGTTGCGGTTGCTGTAGCGATTGATTTTATTCCGTTAAGACTAATCAACTGATTAGTGATAGGAGCATTTGTAACCTTGATAAATTTTTCCATTTTCTTATAATTTTATATTTTTTAGTTATACTTTCTGTAGACGTAAGAAGAAATAGTTTCTTCCACCAAGCCAAGTTGCATTAGTTACAGCAACTGCAGGATTTAAAAGTCCTGGAAAGTCGTATGTTACATTTGGCCATGAAGTCTCTAAGGACTCTACTATAGCGTCTTGAACAGCACCTCTCATATCTGAGTTACTTCCAACAGTAGAAGAGTATGCATAATCAATCTTCATTGAAACCGCAGCCGCTGTCTCATAAGTAAGGTTGACAATAGAAGAATCTGTTGCAGCGTTTGAAACGTCAGCAACGTCAGTAGACCTCATTATAACGTCAAAGTCATCAGCACCCTCACTGTATACTAAGTAGGTATCTCCACCTAAAAATGTGTCTGTATCTACAGTTAATGTAGTAGGTGTAACCGCAGTTACCTTAGCTGTTACAGCCGCTGTTATATCTAAAGCATAGTCCCCTACCTTTACACCAGCAGTTACAAAGTCTACCCCAGAATCAATTAATTGAAAACTTCCAGTTCCGTCAGCAGCCCCTGCTTGTCTTACAGTATACTCTGGCATATAGATAAAGTAAGCAGTTGCATCTGGGATACCCGTCCCAGTCTCTACCCCTATAGACTCAAGAGCTAAAACTGTATCTGAAGTTACTGCTGTTACAAGGTACTTTCTCTCTGTAGTTCTGTCCCACACGATTGCGTGAGGTAATACAAGCTGTGTAAATTGCGCAGCACTATCTGTTAGTGTTAAACCACTAGAACCATCAGCTGTAGATGTGCCTGTCTTAACAACGTCAAGTTGTTTAAAGTTTATAAATTTTTCCATGTTAGTGTTCATAATTAAGCTATTACAATTGATGTAAGCGGGTTAGTGTTTAAGAATGACCCAGTCTCTGTACTGGAATTTACCGCTGCCCCAGCCACCATTCCTTTCGGAGCGTAGTAGTCTGAAACCGAAGTCCATCCTGATTTTAATGCGTTCATTGCAGCCGTTTGAATTGCCTCTTTAAGAATTGGAGAAGGATTTTGAGTTGGCCATGTTAAGGTAACAACCTTCCCCCCAATATAATTTATAGTAGCAGTAGCTGTAGTAGGTTGTCCTATGCTTAGGATTCCTGTAACTGACACCAACTGATCCTGACTATTTGTCCCGTTACCATCTAATACTGGGATACTTAGAAATTTTTCCATAATAAAAATAATTTATGTGTTAATAATAATGTTATGCTATAGTAATATCTGAAACCGCATACTCAGGGATNGCCTCATAAGAAGCGTTAGTCCAAGACGTAGCCAATGCCTCTGTAGCATTTTGTTGTAGCCAGCTTCTAAACTGTGTTCCTGAGTTTGTTCCTGACGCTGCTCCTACTGTTGCGTGAGTAATTGTAGTCACCTTACCACTACCGTATGTTAGTGTAGAAGTAGTGGCTGATGCCGCCTCAATTAGTTTTAAATCTGTAACGGGAACTAATTGGTTTCCCTGTGAAGTTACAGGTATGCTTAAAAATTTTTCCATAATAAAAATAATTTATGATTAATAAGATACAAAGATAAATAAAAAAAGGCACCCTATTTAAGGTGCCCTTCATATAGTTTATGAATACTATTTATTTTTTTTTTAGCATTTGCTTTAATAATTTATATGTCTCTACACCTTCATCTGTCTGAAAGTATGAGGACATAATGTCATTAGGATTCTCTCCGTAAGGTACTGTAAGTATCTTAGTCTTGTTATCCTTAAGGTTAAAGTATACATCCCTGCTCTTATTCCTTAGTGACAATAGGTTACTACCAAAAATTTGAACAACATCGTCATACATCTGTAGTGACGGGTCGTTTAGTATATCAATAAAGTCCTCAGGGTAGTTACGAGAGTATACTAGTACGTCTCTCTTTAGTTCCGCTGTACTCTTAGTGTCAGCACCTGTACCCATAAGTACTCTACATACTGTTTCTAGTTTAGATATAGACATATCTCTAGCTAGTAACTGAGCGTCTAATATTAACTCTTCTATCTTTAAATCTTCTGCAGCATCCCTAGCCTCGTTAACCTCCTCAAAGGTTTGGCCGTTACCTGGGTGGTAAGATAAAAACTGTTGTAGTACCTGGTTTGCTCTCTGAACATGTAGGAACCCATCCTCAAAAATAATAGGTTCTAATATTGCGTTACCATCCTGCTCATCCTCAAAGGGACTTCTTTGGTTTCTTGCGTAACGAAGAGGTCGGTTAACACCCTTCTCTTCATCAAAGTATAGTAAAGATGTACGGTGATTATGGTGTGAGCTCAACATAAAAGATAATGGAGCCACCTTAGATATTAATCTATAGCTTTTAGCTACTGTTTTGTTTACTTTTTTCATTATATATAATTTAATTAAAATTAAAAAAAAAAGGGGGGAGGTTAGTCCCCCCTATATTATTGGTTACTAATCTTGAAACAAGAAGAAGTTGTTTGCACCTAAAGTACATACAGCTCTTTCAGACAAGAAGTTTACCGTCATTGCATCTAAAGAAGATGTTCTTGCACCACCAGCTGAACCAGTAATCCAAGTTTTGTAACGTCTATCTTCAGTCTCAGAAGCTCTGTAACGAACGTGTAGGAATGGACGCTTTGCGTTCTTCCCTAAGATTTGGTCGTATACAGTTGTAGAGCCAGCAGGAACCATAAGTCCGCTAATTTTACCACCTGTTAAACCACCACGCATTGTTGGGTCGTTTAAGTATTTCCAGTCAGACTTGTAGAAGTCATAACCTCTACGGAATCCTGTGAAACCTAAGTTAAGAGCCATGTCCTTATCGTTATCAAATAATCCGTAAGACGTACCACCTGCTCCGTAAGAGTTTTGTGCCGCTAACATATCATCAATATCGAAAGAGAAGTCTCTGTTTACAAAGATTACGTTCTCCTCAATAGAACCTTGCTTATCTAAACGTTGGATAACGCTATCGAATCCTGCAAGAGCAACTGGGTTACCTCCAGACCAAACGTTTCCTCTGTTGTTTACAACATAGAAGATACCTTCTGAACCTTTGTTTCCTTCTGGACCTGTAGTAGCAATAGCACCTGACGCTGCTTCTGCTGGTACTGCCTCAACCATTGCTGTCTCTAGGTAGTCCTCAAAACGTAGACGAGTCTCGTGTTCAGACTTAAGGTACCATAAGTATCCTGTCCCTCCGTTTTCAGTAGCAATCTCTATCCATCCAATCTGTGCCATGTCAGAACCACTTACCTCGTAAGTATCCTTAATGATAATTGGAGAGTTCTCGAAGATAAAATCTTGAGACTCTAAAGAACCTACCATTCCGCTTTGTCCTTTCTTAAACTCAGAACCGTAAATAAAGATATCACAAGGAGCCGCAACTCCCATTGTTTGACCTCCAGCCTCGTAGTAAGCTACAGTAATCTCGTAGTTACCACCAGCATTTAAAGTAGAAGTAGACGCTGTAACAATTGCTTTATTCTGAAGTGTTGAACCTGCTGTAGAATCAGAAATCATAATAGTCTGACCTACTCTGATTGCTTGAAAACCGTTAGCTGGTGCACTTGAAGCTGGTGCCCCTGGGTTTACCTGACCAACAGGGATAATCCATGTTGCTACATCGTTACCAATACCTGAAGTTGTTGATACACACCCTGTGTACTTTGTGTGTAATCGCCCCTGCTCTGCCCATTTGATAAGGTCTGAGTTAGAAGGCATCTCAGCACCAACCATTCGTAAGAATGATGCTACTGTTCTGTTTCCATAACGCTCAAATTCTTTCTCGTATGTATCTGGAAGATACTGGTTCAAGAAGTTGAAGTCTGTAAGATAATTCGATGCTAATGCTACCTGTTGAGCACTAGGTTGTAAGTCGAATCCTGGTGTTGCATTTACTGCCATTTTTTAAATTTTTTAATAGTTTATAATTTTTTA